ACCTGTGGTAGGACAGGTGGCGTACTAGGGCAATGGATTAATATTGTTTACTTTGTCAACAAACTTATCAAGTGTTAATGTTTCGCTTGAAACAGCACTCATGTATGCAAAGCCACGTGAATCTGTTACAAATGAACCTTCAATTGTTTCTGTGTTTGGTTCTGTACCACCAGATTCTGTTGTATTCAATGCGATTTCTGGGTGGCTGAAACGTCCTTTAACTAAACCAAAGTACATTTCTTTACCGTCTGCACCGTCTGCAACAAATACTGCTGAAACGTAAGGTGCTTCTGTATCTTCACCAACGATTGCAATACCATCTTCACCACGTTCAATACCTAAAATTTTCTCATAAACGTTGTCTTTATACAAGTCAAATACGTTTAATGAAGCTGTTAACTCTCCAACCCCTTTAGCTGATACCCAAATTGGAACGTTTGACGCATAAACGGTTGTTTGTTCTGCTGAAATTCCTTTAATTGACGCTTCAATAGTACCGCCACCGCTTTTATCAATTGTGTATTTATCAACGCCAGAACCTTCTGCTTTAGGTACGCTGATAATAGCTTTCTTAAAACCTACTACTGCCATAATTGTTTCTCTCCTTTAGTGTTTATATTTTCTTACTAGAATAATTATATCATTAATCAACGTGTTTTAGGGTGTCACTTAGACAACTCTTTGACTGATTGTGTAACGTTTGATAACCCTACGTGCACCCTCTAGGTCTGGGTCGTACGATTGTTGTGATAATACGCACTGCACATTATCTGCACGCATGGTCTTGTCAATTTCAAAGTAATACTTTTCAACTTCTTTCAAGTCCTCACACCACAAATCCACCTGAACATGTGTTACAAAATAATTAGGGTCTGCACTGGCATATTCTGTGTACCGTCCGTCAAGTTCTACAATTCTACCTACTGGTAATTGTGGTAATGTTTGAAATTCAGTGGGTACTTCATTAGTAAACCAGTTGACTTCTGGGTGTGCTTGCTCTAAAGCTTCTGCTACTTGTAATATGGGTAGTCTCATTTTAGAAACGCCTCCTGTAATGCTTTTTGAATGATTGATGCAACTTCACTCTCAATACTGTTTATTGTTTTTTGTATAAACCCTTGTGGTCGTTGTTTGATTGTTCCTAACTCTGGAAAGTGTGCCATCCATGCCACATCATCATCAAAGCCAACTTCTGCTATATGGTTATTCTTATTTGCTTTACTCATTACAACATGGTCACGCATATGTTCTTTTTTGTAGTCCTGACCATCCCTACTATACTTTGTGCCGTTAAAACGTGGTGTATTTTGCTTTAGTTCATTCATTGCTTTTTCACCAGCTGTATTCACTGCCTTACTAACAATTAGGTCAGCCTTTTTACCGCTTTTTTCTAATCGCTTGTAGACTTGTGAAAAGTCAACGTAGTTTGGACTACTCATTCCTTCACCCTCTTACATACAAGCGTTGTAAAGTCACGTTGGAAGCTACCTTCTAATACTTGTATGATGTCATAGTTAACACCGTTGTATACAACACGCATAGTATTGTCAATATGAATCTGTTGTTCGTATCTGATAATGAAGTTTGTTGTATCCTCTAAAACAGTACCTAATGATTCTTTATAGTCTTTGAAATACTGTTGTTTTACTGAACACCATATAGTGGCCTTGGTTTCCCAATCAGTGACCCACTCATAATATTCGTTCTTATGAGTGGTTTTATGTTGGATACTTATCTTTCTGTCAAGTCGTTGTGTTGGTATCAGTGGCATCTTGTAACCCCCTTAATTGATGAATCATTGCTACGATTGTAAAGGGTACTTGTTGTTGTAATGCGCTTGTTGCTGGTACTCTGTTTTCATACCATAATGAAACCAACATGAACTGTAATGTCTTGAATCGTTTATCATCTGGTGCGGTCTTTAACTCAATAGCTCCTAAGATGAATAGTTCACTCGTATCAATCAGTCCTTGTAGGTAGGTATCATCAAAATCATAGTCTAATCTTAGATTGTTTTTTACTTCTGCTAATGTTAACATTATCATACCTCCTTAGTTAAAAAGAGGGCTTAACCCTCTTTTATTATCCAGCTGTTGCAGTTGTAGTGAATGCTGGTACATCTACTTTACTAGACTCGGGTTTTCCATCTTCAATAGCTGTTACTTGAAAATCACCTTTACTATATGGTGTTTCTGCTGTTAAACCAGTGATTGTTACTGGTGAGGGTTGTCCAGTCACAATCTTTTTACCTGTTTTCTTGTATACGTTAAATACTTTAGCCATAATTTACACTCTCCTTTTATAGTTTAAAAAGAGGTAAGGCGAATGCCCCACCTCTTAGTGTTTACGATAATTCAATTGTTGCTGATGTTTCAGCTGGTGTCACCTGCCCTACCACAGGTGGCGTACTAGGGTGCTGGTGTTAAAGTGATATATTTACCAGCGTTTTTATCAACGACTTCACAGTCAAAGCGCATAGCTACTGCTAATACTTGACCGAAGTATTGATGCTCAACCCAACGTACAGTTGTGTCTACGCGGTCGAAGAAGACTGCGAATGCATCAGGTTGTCCTAAGAATGCTACTTTGTCACCGTCTACTGTACCAATTAATTTATCAGCTAAAACAGTTACTTTACGTCCTAATAGAGATTTACCAGATGGTGCTTTGATGTCATCTTCTAGTAAGTAACGACCGTTAGCGTCTTTCATTTGGTCTAAAGCGTTAAAGAATGATTGAGAAACAATAAACTCTAAGTTGTAAGCTGGGTCAAAACCAGTGTTAACTTGTGTTTTCAAGTCATCAATTGATGTTGCGGCTACTGCTGTTGCTGTTTTTAATTTAGTAACGATAGCTTTGTTAGCTGTGTTCAAACCTTGACGTTGAATGTGACGTGCAATGATTCCAGATAAGTCATCATCAGAATCTTGTAAAGCTTCTTCTGCTACTGCAATTTGACCACGGTAAGTTTCAACTTCATATTTGACTTCTTCGAAAGCTGGTCCTTCTAAATCAGGGTTCTTTTTAAGTTCTTCAACTGATGCCAACACGGCTTCATTAGCTTTCAAGATTGGATATTTACCCATAGCATTTGTTACTTTTTGACGTGTAACCATATTACGTAAGTCAACAACTGTTTCAGGTAACATTTTAGCTTTTGTGATGATTTCTTCTGGGATAATTGCTGATGCATCCGCAGACTTAACACCTTCAAATGATTCAGGCAATGCACGTGTTTCTTTTGAGCGTAAGTATTCTAAGAATCCACGCACTTCTTTATTTTCTACTTCTTTTCCATCTAAAATAACTTTCTCCATGTTTTCTTCTCCTTTTTGCTCTAGTGAGCGTTTTTCTGTTTTAGGTTCTTCCTTTGGTTCCTCTTTAGGTTCTTCAAAATCTTGTTCAGTTTTTGCTGAACGTTCTTCTTTTGTTTCTTCCTTATCTTCTTTAGGTTCTTCCTTTGGTTCGTCCTTAGCATCTTCTGCTTTAGGTTCTTCCTCTGGTTTCTCCTCTTCTTTATTATCAACTGCACGTTCTTCTTCTTTAGGTTTTTCCTCATCTAAAGCTTTAATTTGTTGCATTACTTTTTCAGCTTCATCAAGTTTACCTTCTGATAATAAAGTTTGTGCTTGTTCCATAAGTTCTTGCCGTGACATACGCACACCCCTTTAATATTATTTTTCTTACTAAAGATAGTATATCACGAACAAGGGAACTTGTGGGTGTTACTTGTATAACCCTAATAGGTTTAATTCTAATTCTAGTTTACGCTTTTGAAATTGTTTTGCTTCCTCTTCCATTTGTTCTAATGAACGTTTAGCCACACTAACATCTGTGTCTGCATATGCTGGAATTGAAACCAGTGAGATTTCAAATAGTGACTTGATTTGTTTGATAGTTCTGTGATTTATTCCATCAGCTTTGCGCCATTCATCTTTAGCAACTGTGAATCCAAACGAACACTGACTAAGGTCACCGCGTTTAACTAGTTCCATTGCATCACGTCCAACTGATGTATCAGGAAGTAATGCTCTAAATTTTAAACCAATGTCGTCAACCTCTAATGTTAATGTTCCACTCTTTGTCCGTCCTAATAACTTACTTGAATCATGGTCAACGAACATACGAACGTCACTCATATCAACACCATCTAATGCACGCTTATCTATGAACTCAATGAATCCACCTAAGTTTTCACTAGGTGAATCAAACTTTAAAGCGTAGCCTTCAACAATATTGTCTGTTACTGTTTCAACCTGTTGTAGTTGTCTAATTTCAAGATTCTTCACTTGCTGACACTCCTTCTTTTTCATCTACTTTCATTAATTCTTCACCTTCTTCAACATCTGCATAACCTAAATAGTCACGAATTTCGTTAGTCTTAATTGCTTTTAGCAACTCATTATTCTGTTTACCTTCAAAAACTCGTTTACGTCTATCTTCATAGGTATCATTTAATAATGTTGTGAGGTCTAATTCTAACTCGTTACCTGTTTTAATTTCAATTTCATCACAGATAGCTCTTTCATATTGGCTAATAGTTGAAGCAATATAGATGTCATTTGCACCACTATCTGTAGAGTTTACTAATTCCATACCAAAGCGGTTCAATGGAATACCTAATACTTTTGCAATCTGTTGTGTACTAAACTTGTTACCTTGAATCAGTTTAAGAATATCAGTATTCATTTTGTATTCTTGGAACTCTGTTGATTCGTCTAAGACAATAACGCCATTACTGTTAGTGCTACCACCGTTTGCCTTTTCAAAGTCCTGTCTGATTTTTGCTTTTGTTTCGTTGTCAACGTAACCGCCTTTTAGTTTTAAGATACCTCCTCCAAATACACCGTTGGCAAAGAACTTGCTTAAAATCTTACTACCGTTTGACTGCATAGCTACTTCATCTTTCAATGATAGTAAAGGACTTCTACCAAGGAAACCATCTACAGTTGTAATTCTAAAGTGCAAAATATCTTCTGGTGTACATTTGTACATAATGCTACCATACTCCATTGTTACATCATACGACCATTCGCCTGTTGTAACGTTTTGGATTACATTTACTTGTTCAGGTTTTACAAACTCCAAGCTCTCAACTACTCCTAATTTATCTCTGTGGATTAATGCATATGAGTTACCGCTTAGAATCAAGTTTGCTACTGTTGCGTACATGAACATGTAATGACTTTGTTTATTGTTTGGTCGTTTGTTAATCATTTTTAGAAATTGTTCATCAGCTTCACTATTCTTAGTTGGTCTAAATTTTGACTGTCCTAAGTCACCACTAATAATGTTGATACCTGTGAAAATGTCTGAATTACGTAATGCCTTTTCACCTGTGATTTCTGTTGAATAAATGTCACTGCTTTCGATAAAGTCAATGAAGTTCTGCTTTGTTGTGCTTCTAGGTGCGACAAAAACTCCCATTTAATTATTCACCTTCTCCCAATTCTTTGTATAAGATTACTGATGGAATTAATAATGCTACTGCTAAGGCTACTAAACCAGCTACTAAACCAGTGAAAAACATTGCTGTGACTAGTGATAGCATACCTAAAACGTAGAAAATTACTACTAACAATACCGGATTTTGCATATTTACCCCTCCTATATACCCCATTTTACCACAAAACAATAGAAAAAAGAGTGCTAGTTAAAGCACTCTTTATACACCAAATCCAAATTTACCTTCTTCAATCAGTTCTTTAAAGCTAATATACTCATAATCAAAGTACATTGCTTCACTCATTGCATTAATTAAGGCATCTATAGGGTCAATTTTGTTACGATTCATAGCCTTTTCAATAGCTATATTGTCCGCAAACTCACGCATAATAGCATTATATACCGCTCTAGTTAGTAGTGGGTTATCTGTTTGAATCACTTCACCCTTGATAATTGCATCACGTAAGTACTTTGTAGGTGCATTTAAATACTGGATGCGCTGTGGTACTTCAATTAGTTTGTCTGGAAAGTCCTTGCTTAAGTTGATTACAGATGGTGTTGCTTGGTGTCCGTCATAGTAAATACCTTGTAGGTCTAAGTCATACTCTGTTATGAACTCTCTTATCCATTCGCACATATCTTCATGGTCTATCAAACCATCTGGTCGCTGACTGATGTTTACTAGTCCTAAGTTCTCATACTGTCTATACGGTATCTTATCTTTTATCTGTTTAGCTTCAATACCGCCCACAGAGGCTATAAAAGCGTGACTGTCAAGAAGTAGCTTGCGTTCCTCTGCAATAGGTATCACCCAACTAACAGCCGTCATATCGCCTGTACGTGCCAAATCCAGCCCTATATAAACTGGTCTACCTTTTATGTCATACGGTTGTGTTTGTTTAACAGCTTCCCAAGATTCTTTATCAATGAAACTGTCTTGTGATGATTGTACCCAGAAGTTCATCTCTTTAGTTAGCCAACCACTCATGTCACCCTTAGCCTTATACTCTGCTAATGAGTTAACCTTATGTTCGTACATTGTTTCATGTAACTGTGCATTCTCAAATAATGGGTTACTCTTAATCCAGTTAGCTTCATCATCTACTTCACTTAGGCTATCCATTTCCCAACACAATGCAAGGTAAGCATCAGCTTCCACTTCCTCATTAAGTAGCTTAGTTATAAATGGGTATTCTATGCTGTGCATTGGTCCATTCAAGTTTTTGGTTGTTGTACTAATAATCAAAATTAAACCTTGTAATTGTTGTGACTGTGAACTTTCTAATACCTCAATCATGGCTGTGCTTTTAGCTTCTCCATACTCATCAAGTACACCACATAGCACGTCTAGTCCGTCTAAGCTATCTGCATCACTTGATAGTGGCTTAACCGTTGATTCATCTTCTAAGTGTTCAATGTCTTTCTTATTAACTTTGGTTACTTTCCTTGTTCCATCACTTACTGCACGCAATGCCTTTAGCTGTGATTTTAACATGTTGAATACAATACCTGCTTGGTCTTTGGTGTTGGCGGCGGCGACTATCTGACGGCTTGCCTGTGGATATTGACCTAATAGAAACTCGTATAGTGAGATACCAGCAACCAGAATAGATTTTCCGTTCTTACGTGCTAAACTGATATATACTTTTCTGAATCTGCGCATTCCGTTTTTCTTTTTGCGCCACCCATATATCATTGCAATAATAAACTTCTGGAACTTAGCTAGCTTATTTGTTTTGCGTGTCTTTGGGTCTGGTAGCATTTCAATAAAAACCACTGGTTCTAATGCTTCTTTAGGGTCATAGTAATATGGATAGTCTGGGTCTTTTGACTTCTCTAAATCTTTTTCATGTCGTCTAATAGCTTGTTTGATTTTATTACCTATTGGTATTTGATTTTCTTTTACGTAGTCTATATAGTCTTGTACATAATCAATATTATTCATATGTATTACCTCCTTATCATTATTATAGCACAAATAAAAAGACTTAGGTCATGAGTTTATCCAAAGGGGATAACAAACTTACCTAAGTCAATTGGTCGCACAGCAACCATTCTTTAATGCTAAAGTGTTGTTATACAGTTAGCGGACCTTCTGTATACGGCGTTCCTCACAACACTTTAGCTAACATGTCCGCAACTATTGGAGTAGTTGCGCCTGTATAATAATACCCGCTATTATTATACTATACAAATAATATAGAATATCTTTTACATAAATACATTATAACACAAAATCTTATGCTTGTGTACGCATTTTAAGCAATTGACCTAGTGGGTCTTTGCTTTCGTCCTCTACTTCTTTTGGTGCTACCAGTTTCAATCTTGAATTGATAGTTAAACCTAAGTCATTAGTTGCGCTTTTGATTTGCTTACTATAACCCATCATTGCGGTTACTTTGGGGTTTAGCTTTCCATCTTCTGTCACTTCACCCTCAATAGAAACCTCTTCTGCTAGTTTACTGTATAAGTAAACATAGTTACAGTAAGAAACAAGTGTCTGCGAATCTAACTCACTTAGTGGTAAATCTCCTACGAAGTTACCAATTCGTTCCCATTCTGCATAAGCACCTCGTAATAACCCCATTGGAAAATATGAAAAGTCTAAAGGTTCGTAGCTGTACAATTTTTTTTCTTCTTTTTGTTTTTGAATACGTTCTTCTTCAGTATAGTGTTTGTTTGTTGCGTTGATTAATTTTCGTGGTCGTGCCATTTAGTCCACCTCCTTATATTTAAAGGTGTATCCACCGCATGTTTTACGTCTACCTTTTAAGCAACTAACGACATTACCTTGATGGAGTCCAAGTTGTCTTACACATTCATTGATTGAATTATAGTAATTATATTCACCGTTTGCAATATCAATAACCTTGACTGCTTTTGAAACTCTATCATTACGTGTACCATGATTTACATTCTCCTTAGCTGTAACCCATTCAAGATTGGAAACCATGTTATTTGTTTTATCTTCATCAATATGGTTTACTTGTGGTTTATTTTCATGGTTTGGTATGAATGCTTGAGCTACTAAGCGGTGGACTTTACATAGTTTTCTTTTGTTATTTTTATATAAATTAACAGATATGTATCCATAACGGTCTACACCTGTCTTCAATATCCGTTCTTTACCAAACTTTAAACTCTTCACTCTACCTAAGTTACTAACCTGATATAAACCCTCATAACCTTTAATATCTTTCCATTCTTCAATCATAGTCAATCTCCAATTCGTCATAATTTATTTCTGGTAAATCTGGTTGTTCATATGTGTATGGATATTCCACACCATTATCCATCTGGTCTAAGTGAAGTAATAGGTCCTCTAAATCATCTAGCGTATCTCTTAATAATAGCCCATATCCACCAGCACATCTAATTTCTTGTAAATATCGTATTTGTAATTTATCAGCTTTGTAGTTACCTGTTTTCAATTCTAAAGCGATATAATAACCTTTATAACATGCTTCAATGTCTGCACGTCCAACGCGGTCATATATGTTTGCTGTATTGACGTTTACTAATGCACCTCTACTCTTCAAATACTTTACAACTTCTCTACTAAAGTTAGCTTCTCTTCCCATGGTTTGAACCACCTTTTTTATTACCTTATAACATATTTGTCAATACTTCAATGGCTTTTTCTACATCAATATTATTTTGAGAAAATACACCTAACATTGCTAATACTGTGTATGTTGCATACTTTTCTATGTCATCTTGTGAAACACCTTTACTTCTGAAATCATTTTCCAGTTCATTCAAAATATTGTCAATTGCAATAATACGTTCTGTTTTCATTATTATTCTTCCTCTCCAATTACTAATTCAATTCCGCCCCATGATTCATTGTAACTGATATTTAATACCTTTGTCAACTCATTATATTTATTAAATAATCGTGCTACTGACTTGTCGCTTGTTGTGTCAATTACTAATGCAGTCATACCATTTGATTCTTTCACTACTAAAAAATGACTGTCAACCACTTCATACGCTTGTAATAAATTCATGTTATTCAACCTCCGTAAATGTTTGAATTGCTAAGAATGTTAATGCGAATGATACTAACCAAGATACTAAACCAGCGTCACTTGACGTTGTGAATACAATTGTTAAAATACCTACTAAATTTGCCACTAAAATTGCCGTTAAAACTTCCATATTTTCATTCATTTTATTTATCCTCCAATTTGTTAATTCGTTTTTCTAATTCTTTGATTAACTCTTTATTGTCTAATGTTTTTGTGATACTTGATACTTCAATTCCTGATACTACTTTATACTCTAAAATAATATCTTGTTGACGTTCATTCAATTCTTTGTATAAGTGTAATTCCTGTTTAGCTTCATTCAATTTCTGCTTGTTTAAGTTGTTTGCCAACATTGCTGTACTTCCTGAAAAACTCAATCCTACTGCCAATCCAATGATTAATCCTTTATGTTTCATTTATTTATTCCTCCTAATTGATTATATACTTAGTATAAATGATTGTTTTTATTTTGTCAAGTGTTTTGGTAAATTAATTTTTAAATTTTTATTATATCGCCTTGGGTCAAGTGTCTTATGTCTATCACTAGCTTTGTTTAAATAGCTTGTAATTACTTTACCGCTAAATAGAGAAACCACTATACATTGTACTACTATATCATCAATAGATTCACCTACATGCCCAATTCCTGAACGAATCAAAACACGTTTATCTGCACCTGTTTCGTTATATTCAATAATTTCACCATGTATCATTGCTTCCATTGCTCGCAGATATGAAAATTTAGTTTCACCGTTTCTTATTTTATCTTGTAAGTGATACCCTGTTTTTATACCACGCTTTAACCACAAGTCTTTCACTCTGTCTTTTGCTTTGTTTAGTTGTTCTTTCTCTTGTGTAGTACATTGCGTAATGTGTTTCTTTACTTGTCCTTGTGTTTTCTTTACTGTTCCAATTTGAAAGTCCATCTCATATCCTCCTTTTAATTTATGAATTAAGTATATCAGTTGGGGCTGAACTTGTCAACCCCTTTTCTGATTTTATTTTAAGTTTTCTAATACTGTTTCAGTTAGTAAAATCACATCTAACATGTTTTCTAGTCTATCGTTTAGTTCATGTCCTTTTTCGTTATCTCCTTTGTCGTATGCTTCAATCATTTCAGCTTTTAATTTGTCAAATCTTTCGTTTAATTTTTGTAATTTGTTTTCGTATTTTTCTTTAGTTGTCATTGTTTAATTCCTCCCTTAACTTATGAATTGATTATATCAAGCTTTTAGAAGTTTGTCAACCCCTTTTTATTAACTTTTTAAATTAATTTTTTCTATTTACCAATCCCACACCCAGAAATAACCTGATGAATCACGTACAACATACTTTAAACCTTCTTCAATGTTACTGTCAATATCTTTGATAACATATTTATGTCCTTTGATTAATCCATTTCCTGACCATTCTTTAACACCCATTACTTCATTACCTATTTTGATTGTCATTGTTTAATTCCTCCTCTTAACTTATGAACTAAGTATACCATGCGAAAAAAAGAAAGTCAACTGTTTTAGTCAACTTTCTTTAAATTATTTTAAAAAATATTATCTGTTTCAGAGGTATTGGTTTTCCATCTCACGTTAGTTGTACAACGTTGTACTCTTCCATCAACACGCTTAGTAATTACACTAAGAATAATGTTTTCTGATTGTGCTTTACGTTTCAATTCTGGAATGAACTTCTTGGCTGATACTTCCATTAGATTCTCTTCACGTAACATAGTGTTATATGCTTCTAATAATTCTGTATTTGGAATTACATCATCAATATTGTTTGTAAATTCAAGTTCATTCAATTCAATAAAGTTAGCCATTGTGTCATTTCCTTGGATAAATGCGTCACGTAATTTATTTGCATTATCACTGGTCCAGAACTGCCCTTTTGTTTCTCCATTTAGCCCAAACAATACATTTCTATATTGTTGCAGACAGTAGCTGATAAACTCTGACTTTTCTTCATATGTGAAATTCTTTGAACGTTCTAGCCACATTGAATCTGTTGGGTTATCTCTTCCCATGGTCTTGTTAAATGGAAGCGTGATAATACGGCGCAAGAAACCATGTGAAGTGTCTGAAAAAGTAGGCATGTTATTAGTTGTGAAAATCATTAGTGCGTAGTTCGTAAATGTGAACTTGTTAATACCTTTATACTCTGCACTCATTACGTCATTACCTGACAATGTTTTCAGTGTACCTGTTTGCTTAATGTGTTGCGCTGGCATATCAGTTTCAATATTTACCATTTTACCAAATAATTGAGAGCTTGCGAATTTGTCATTATTACCTGACAAGCTAGCTAGTGTTGCATGACTTGTATTTGATTTACCTACTAGGTCCTCAATGAAGCTCATTACATGCGATTTACCGTTACTACCTTCACCAGTTGCAAATACCATTGCTTGTGGGTCTTGGTTGCGGTAGAAAATACGTCCAATCAATTGAAATAGTGTTTTTGCGTCCTCTTCTAAAATGTACTCAATCCATTCAGCAACGATATTGTGTTTAGGATTATCAATATAATCATATTCAATTCTTGTTGTTTGGTAGTCCTCTTTTACCGTTGGTTTTAATGTGTCCTCTTTAAAGCGATATGTCCCATTTTTAAATGCAATCTTATTTGGGTCCATTTTGTCATTAAATGGTAAGTTAGCACCAGAAGCAAGCGCATTTTTTGCCATTCTTTGGACTGCATTTCTAAATTGGTTAGCAACCTTTGCATTTTCTGCATAATGTGGTGTGTAGACCATCATAAATTCATTGTAAAGCTTTTGCCATAAACGAGCTTCTAAATTGTCCTCTGATACCTCATAAATTTTTGTGTCATGGTTGTAAACAACTGGTAAACCAATTGTAGAACTTGCGTGTACTGGCAACACCTTAGCCATGTGAACAGCTAAGGCTTCTGCGTTTAAGCCATCATATGTTGGTTCTGGTCGTTGTGGTTCTGCATTCTTAGCCACATCTCCATTTTTGAAGTCCACTTCCCACTCTTTGTGATCCTTTTCATACTCCTTTAGTGCTTTGATATATTGCTTGCTAGGTGTCAAAGTCTTTTCAAGCGTGCTGATAAAGCTTAATTCCACTGGTTGGTCATATTCAACTTTTTGTAATTCATTTACCATTATTATTCCTCCTAATATCTTATGACATTAATATACCATGTAAAAAAGAGAAAGTCAACTGTTTTATTTAACTTTCTCCCTTATAATAGCATATTTAATTATATTTTTGTTTATCATATTGGTATATGCCAACCCAAAGCATTAATATTAATACTAACGCAACACCCACAATTAACCATTCTATAGTGTTTAATGATAGTAAAATGCACACAACTGCGATTCCTAACAATATGAAACAACCTAATAAAACAACGAATGCCACTGCTAAACATAATGCTTCTAATTTATTAATTCTACTCATTTTGCTTCCTCCTCAAATTGTTGTTTTTGTGCTTTTGTTGCTTTTGTGTCACACATTGTAGCTTGCTTGTGTATCCATGCTTTAGAAACCATGTTTATTTCATTATCTAACAATGTGATAAAATAACCACGTGTGTCTATCTGGTCAATTCTGTAAATATTTAGACCATCAGTTGAAGCCCAAATTGAGCCAATAACCTTCACTGAATCACTCATATTTTCCCATCACCTCAATTAAATAGTTATTCATTTCAAAATTATCACTTGGTATAAAGTCAATTGTTTGTTCGTGGTTCATCATCATAAAACTAATTTGATTGTTTGAAGTGTCAATTGCACATACACTAACTTCATCTTCAAAACTACCAATAATAAAGAAGTACCATGAATCATTTTCAAATTTCCAAAACGTACCTACATCTTTCTTCATTACTATTCCTCCTATTTAATCATAATCCACAAAACAATTAACATTAACCAAATGCCGCCCCAGCCATCAGTTACATATGCCATATAAATAATAAATACAAATAATAGTGGTACTGCGATTGCGAATGTTACCAATAAAGCGATTGCGATTGCTTCTAATAATCTCATTATTTTGCGTCCTCCAATACATATAATATTGAATCTAATGGAATGGTGATAAATGTGTATTGCATTTCACCATCAATTTCAATTGCTTCTGGTTTTTCCAATTTCAATAACTTTTCATCATTTTCAACTGCTTTTTCATACATTACAAGAATTGGTTCTTCTGTGTATAAGCTGAATAGTTCATTATTTGTTAAACAAATATAATAGTTCGTTTTTACTGGCATTCTTGTTCCTCCTAGTCCTCAATATACTTTATAATGTTGTAAGTACCAAATATACCAACTGTTACAAATACTAAACCAAATACTGCCATGTTATTTCCTCCTTAGTTATCTTATACACCTACTATACCATGTGATATAGTAGGTGTCAAGTGTTTTACTTAAATTCTTTTAAAATTTCTAGCGCTTTTTTCGCTTCGCTTAGTTTATTGATTTTATCACGCAATTTAAGTTGTTGTGCTTCCATTCTATCCATTTTACTTAAGATATTTTCACGTTCACTTCTTAGTGATTCAATCTTATCATTTAACCGTTGTTCAACGTCCACTGTGATTGTTGCGGTTGGTTGTTCAACAATTTCAAATTTTACTATATGGTCTCCGTTTAAACAGTCTAACATATAATCTGTATATGCGTCATGTCCATGGTCGTCCTTAATTGATAAACTATCATCTTTAGTTAGTTTTACTTCATACAATTTACCTACGGTCCACCAGATTATATTGCCTTTTGTGCAAATTAATTTAGTACCTTCTTTAATGTCTTTTTCTGTGTATTTCATTTACTTTACCTCCTTAATATCAATTATGCGTGTTACGTTTTGCATTTTGTGTAGCATTTCAATTGCTTCTTTAATAGTATAAGCGTAAATATACTGTGTGTCAATCTGGTCTTTATGATTTATTGTAATACATTCGTATTGCCTTGGTTCGTCACGGTTAACGTATCTTGGTTGCATACAATCTTGAAATACTTCATCATTTAGGCGTGAGTTCATTATAATTTACCTCTATCCTTTAACCACTTTAGCACACAACCAACAACAATACCTAGTAATATATTTTTTAAGTCAATCATTTAACTGTTCCTCCTATTTTTCCACTTTTTCAAAATATTTTGGTTCGAATGTATAAGTAAAGCCCGCTAATCGTAATACTGTTTCAGAAGCCCATTCCACTGTAAACACTATTGTGTTTGGTTGTTCACCTTCAATTTTTCCTAATTCATCAAACCAAAAACTATCCGTGTATTTCACCTTATCGCCTTTTTTGAATGTCATTTTGTTTCCTCCTCTTATCTTATCTTATGAAACCAGTTTACTATACTTGTTTTAGTTTTTCAAGCTTTTTGTTTAAATCTTTTAATCTTTCTCCATATCGTTTCATTATTCCATCATACTGTTTTACATACTCTCTATAATCTGTCATTATACCTTGACTATAGTAGAAATTCATATTATCAACACAATTGTATAAGTCCTCTGTGAAATGGTCCTGTGTACTTTTAATAAGTTGTTCAAGTTTTTGTATTTCATTTTCAGGTTCTTGTGTTTCAGGTTCTTCTGTTTCAGTAATAATGTAATGCGTACCAAGACTGTCAACAACGTGACTTACAATCTTTGTTTCACCACTAATGTGGTCAAGTATTTCTTCAATATCTCTGTTAGTGATTGCTGTGTGTAGTTCTCGTTTAATCATTTTGTTTCCTCCTTAAATGTTGGTTTGATATAAATATTAGTTAATACTTTTTGTTGCTTACCATTTACTAACTTGGTTGTTCCTTTTGTTGGTACATTGTAATCATATATTGCAATAATAAATAGTGCGTATGTGAAGTCAAATACTGTGATTCTTTCTTCTGTGTCTGACCACTCATTGAAATGTTTACATGCGTCTACAAGTGGAATCCATCTTCTGTGGTCTACATTACATATCTTGTAATTGTGTTCAGATAAGTATTGTCTTACCTCTTCTTTGTTTAATTCAATTTGTTCAAAGCTTCTACTTCTTATTTTCTTTTTGTACATATTGTTTCCTCCTGTTTGTTTGGTATGTCTATATACTAAACCATGTTTGGTAATTTGTCAACACTTTTGTTTAAATTTATTGAAATTTGTTTAATGTAACGCTTTGTAACACTTAAGCGTTACACAAGTGTTACACCTATAAACGTTGATATAACAACGATAGTAACCAGTTTTATTATGGTTGTAACGTGTAACGCTTTATTTTTTTCTACTCTATATATACACCACTTTAATATACCATCACTTTTTATTCTATAAAGTCAAATATAAGCGTTACAAGTGTTACACTATTGGTTAATCCCTTGGGAGAGTAAGGCTGAAGGGTGTAACACTTAGAAATTCAAAGCGTTACATAAGCGTTACAAGCGTTACACTTTATCATTAAATGGTTTCGATTAATGGTTAATCTATTCCCTAAACTACAAATAAGTATGCTATAATATAGAAGTAAAGCAAAAACAAATAGGAGGAATAATAATGAATAAACTAACGCAATTCGTAACAGCAACAATCATCTTAGTATTTACAGTAGGAATGGCAGGACTAATGTATGTGTATCTACCCTATGTATTGTGGACATCAGGTAACACTGGTTTAGCTATTGTCTATATCTTATGGAATGTATTTGGACGTATGCTACTAACAGGTATGAAGTCCACACTAGAGGGCTACAACAAATAAGTACCACCATATACAATATAGAATGGAGGGTATAGTTTAATACTGTACCCTTGACAACACAACATAGAGGAGGGTATACTATATGAACATGGAGGGCATGACAGACAAGCAACTACTATCTCATACTAAGTTAGAGTTAGTATCATACATCAGACAGTTAGAGCAAGCAATGGTTACCAACACATCAGACACAACAGAACAACCAACAACAGAACCAACAACCAAACCTAAAGTATCTTATGACATCTTTAATAGTAATACTAACAAAGATATGTGGGGCTTCTAATGCCTAAGCGACGGTGTAAGGTTGCACACTGCAGGGAGTATGTAGACATACCAGAAGTATACTGTGAACAACACAGAGGACAACAAGCAAAGACATACAACAAGCAAGTAAGACATTCACCAGATAACAAGAAGTATGCGGACTTCTATGCATCAACACAGTGGCGAAACGTTAGAGCAAGAAAGCTATCAATGAATCCAATGTGTGAAGTATGTAATACAAGCATAGCAACCATAGTGCATCATAGGCAAGAGGTACGGACCACAATGGGTTGGGAACATAGGTTGGATATAGATAACCTAGAAAGCATCTGTCAAGAGTGTCACAATAAAGAAGAGCATTCAGCCAGCTTCCGCCACCGCAAGGGGTGATTGCAGGTAGGTTGGGGCTATCAGATTTTAAAAAGTGGGAGGGACTACCAAAATAAAATGGGAGGGAGAGCTAAATTTT